GATGGCTTTGATTCGTACCTTGCGGTATGATACTTGCTGTATCTTGAAAGCAAAGCCATACGGTCTTTGCGTTCAGCCATTACTTCTCTTCAGCCTCGGTTTGTGCTTCTAAAATCTTGGCAGTTAGTTTGTCTTCAACAAATTTGTAGACACGCTCAAAAGCCTGATCTGTATTTTCTCCGTCACGCTTAGAGTCAACTACTCCAAGGTCAAGTCTTAGTGATTGAAAGTTTCCTAGATTTAATGTGTACCCAAGTGTTACAGATACCTTTGTTGTTTCATTTTCCATACTATACCCTTCGCTAAATAGATTCGCCCCAAATAGGTACAAACCGTCCATCTTCTGTTCTCGTATATGTAAGTATACCATCGCCCATTCTGCGTGTCAACTCTTGCTTACTAGGCGTAATATCATTAGTAATTAATTTATCTTTTCTTGGTCTACCAATATGGTATGTAGCAAGTATATCACGAATCTCTCTTACTTGAGATTCCGAATAATATGATCTTACTTGAAATCCTCTTGCTCCACCTTTTTGAGATCCCGTTGGAAATGGAATGACTCCTCGTTTCATTAATGATGGCATATATTTTTTATGACGATTAACTAGATCAGCAGTCTGACCTACGGTGTAGGCTCGCTCTCTTTTATTTTTAAAATCACTAATTAAACAACTTTCAATTTGATCTTTTGTTATATTATAAACAGACATTATTCCATTAGACTTGTTAAGATGATGTATCCTTACTAAGTCTCCGTTTAAGAACCAAACCTTTTTATTCCCTGGGATTACAGGGAGGACATTGTAGCCTTCGCTCTCAATTGTTCCCTTTTTAATAGCCACTTGCCCTCCTGAGAATTACTAGGTGGATGGAAAAATGCTCTTGCTCCACAAGACATGCAATACATTTCTAGATTATTGATTTCTGAATATTGTCGATCAAGAAACATTCTACCTTTACATCTTTTACAAAAAATCATCAGTTAGGAATTCCAACTATTATTAGATTAACTCCTATAGAAGTATCTCCGCCAACATTAAACTTTACTGTTCCAGCAATTCCAGATGTTGTAATGGCTGATAAAGTTACTGTAACATCTTTTCCAGCATCAGTATTTCCAATGTTTATTGGGGTTGCAGTAACAATTGGGGCAAATTTAAATTCGCTTGGGAAATTATAAGTAAAAGGTTGAGAGGAACCAGCAGTTTGTGAAGAACTAGATGTTACCTGAACATACCCTCCAATAATTCTTGCTTCTGAGGTTTTAACGCTTTGCTTTCCTGCATTAGGTGTGTCTACAGTTACATACTTATATATAGATGTTGATGCTTGTGTTGAAAGATCATTAACAGCCTTAACTATCTGGTAAAGATAGGTTACGTCTAGTGGTTGTCCTCTTTCGGGTAATGGTAAGATTGCCATAATATAATTATACCAGAGGAATCGTTCCAGAGTCGTAAATCTTTAAGTCTTCATTTAATGCTGGATTTATTGAAGATACTTGAACTCTGACTCTAACAGAGGTTGTTCCAGTTTTTAAGAACGAGTAGTTAGTTGATCCAGTTGTTGCTCTAAATGCTGGCGCAGAAGAATCAAACCCTACAAAAACATCATACATTATTTGTGTAGAAACATCTCCAGATGACCAGTTCACAAATACAGTATTTCCCACAACATTTATATCTCCAATACCTATAAATACCTCTCCAGATTCTGTGACAAATATTTGAGAATATGGAGATTTTCTATTTTTGTCTTCTGATACTAGCCGAAATCTTACAATGGTTGCATTAGACCCTGTTACTTTACCTAGGAATTCTTTCTTAACAACCACATTTTTGATCCCTTTATCTGGTGTATTTGTCATATTTAAACATCCAAAACAAATCTAAACTCTATGTAGTTGGTTGTATTAGATGACTTAATTACTGGCCTAGCATTAATATTTTTAATTACAGAGTATCCAGTTAGTCCATATAAAGAGTTTGTAGAGGTTGTATTTTCAATTCTTAAAGCATCTAAACAAACATAAAAAGAATCTGACAGTAAATTTTCTTTTCTAACAGAAGCATAAATTTTTGCTGTTGTAACATCAGACCACTTAAACCTTAAAGTTTTTTCTAATTCTTGAAAGGTTCTGTTTACTACAACATATCTATTATTTGCAAAGTTGTGTTCATTTTCTGATGTTCCTTGTGCATAGTTAGTATCATCAATGTCTACAACAAATTTTGCATACTGAAGATTTCCATCTGTTCCAGTGTGAGAAAACTCTAACAAAATCTTTACATTGTCTGGAACGGCTGCAGGCACTAGGCTTGTTCCAGGAACCCGATTTACAACAGAGAACGCAAGTCTAAGTTCATCTAATGGACTGTTTTTAGTAAAATCTACAGAAGTTGGATCTAATACAATATAGTCTGATCCAGTTAATCCAACCATACTTCCTTGTGGGTTGTATGAGAGAGTTGATGTGTCTCCCCTCATCGCAACGATGTTATTTAAAAATCTGCATCTTTCATTTCTTTCGACTCTGTTTTCATTTGTAAAAATTCTATTGTCAGCATTTGTAGAAAAAACCTTTAACTCTTGATTGTTTGAATCAACCACATTTATAACTCCATTTGCAGCGTCTCCATCTAAAGGTCCATACTGTGAAAAAATATTAGAAGGAGATTCCCCATCAATACTATACAACCAGCCATCTGTCTCTGCAAAAGAATATATGACTCGACTATCAAATGATCCAGCCACTGGATTAGATCCTGCAGAAAATATTCCAACCTCAGTAATCTCATACCTTTCTTCTGTAGGCATTTCTGCTGTAAGAACTACTTTTGATAATCCGTCTTCATTTACAAATCCCCTCGAAATAATCGGCACACGAAACATTTCAAAATTTAAAGATTGTTTATTTTTCATAGAGTTTATTTCTTCTGTATTAAATATGTGACCTGGAACTACTGGAGTAGTCCCACATCCAACTGCAATATGGGATGCGTAAGACGGTGTCTGACCTACCAGATATTTTGCTAAAAGATTTTTTCCTGTATTAGTTATCATTGAACGCTCCCATAGTATATTGTATCATCAAAAATGTTGCCAGCGGTCAATACTTCGACCTCTGCTTGCTCACCCTCTTTGACATTAATTAAATTAATTACTAGATCTCCAGTTATTGGGTCTATGTATACTGACTTGCAATTTGGCACCTTTGTTCTTTTTGTTAGGTCTGGATCTGTTCCAACCAGGTCGTATCCATTGCCACACACTGGAAGGTGATTAAAAATAGACAAGGCTAAAGATTTAAAGTAGGAGTCAGACGATTGCAACCTTAAAACATTATTTGGATTGTATTGTAGATATAGGTCTGTAAGGTTTTTAATTGGAGCATATATTACTTTTTGCCCATTAACCAAATCATGTCTTGATATTGTTGCAAGTTCGTATCCACCAATGTCTTCAAAAATTAAGTCTGTCATTATTTCAATAGACATTGTGTCTTCTTGTTCTAATATTAAATCTAGCGTTGCAACTTTTACCGAATCATCAGTTTCTTTTTTGGATGCTTCAGGAATTGCAGCCACGGCAGAAAGATATGTCGGATACTTAAGTCCTTCTACTTCCATTAGGCCACCTCACTTAAAAATAAAGTCATTTCTGGTCCATCTGAACTTCTTGAAAATTCAATATTATATACAACAAACCTGTTGTTTGGATCTGATGCCATGCTTATATTGTTTTCTTTATAGTCTACACTAACAATATCTCCAAGTTGAATTGTTGGTATTGAAAATATTTTAACTCCTATGGATCTTCTTGGCTTTGTGACTTTTTCAACAAGCCATTTCATCAAACTAGAAGCCTCATCTTGTGACTGAATATAGACAGTTTCTAAAGCAAAGTCTCGCTTACCATGTGTCATTCTACTAAGTTTAATATCTTGATAGTCTTGTTTGAATTTATATGGATTAGAAATTAGCCTATCCGCAATAAACTGTGGATTAGAGACAAGAGTATTTTTATTAAAATATTCATCTACCGTAAGATTATTTTCAGACTGCTGAGTAAAAGTAATTCCTTGAATTCTTAAATAGTTGCCACTTGTTTCATCCAAAGTAATTGGAGCATCTGTTGTGTTGAATATAAGAAACTCTGCTCCATACGATCCTGCCCTAAACCCAGAAACAACATAACTCTTCATCTTGTTAAATGTTGGAGAGATTTTAGCGCTAAGGGCTGGATATGCTTTGTCATATTTAAAATTAAATACGGCTGCTTCTCTCATAATACTTCCAAACTCCTCAAAATAAATATCATACTTTGGTGGCTCAGAAGAACCAATGCCAGTAAGATAGGTGTTTTGTATCAAACCACTAATAGAATATTTTCTAAAAGATTCATTTGCATCAATTTCAATATCTCCAAAGGCAGAGTTTACTGGGGCACCTAAAGAAAACGATGTATTCTGAGAATAGTTATTGCATAGTGCATACACGTTTTCAAACATTGCTCTAGAAGATCCTCTTGTAAATAATGCAATATTAGAATAGGCTGGCAAAGGATTTTGGTCATCTACGGACACTAAAAGACTCCCATTTAGATATAGATAAAACCTTCTTGTTTTTCCTATGTCTTCGTATTCTACTGCCAAGTCATATACCGTTGGATTTTCCTCAGCAAAACTTCTTGACTGTCCAGTAAATCTTCCGTCATCTACTGTAATCTCTCCTAAGCCTTCCCACAGTTTTACTGGAATGGCTTTTCCATTTTCAGACTCTACTTTATAAAAAAATACGTTGCTAACACTTTCTTTTTCTGTTTTTGACAACTTTCCAAGTCCCAATGCTGCGATTTCAAAATAATAACCAACATTAGTTGTTGGGTTTAGCATTACCGCTATTCCACCAGAACCTCCAGAAACATTTATATTTTTGTCTGGTGTAGAGCCATTGACAACAAAGTAGGTGGAAGATCCATTTGAGGTTTGGCCTCTGTCTTGATTATTTTCTATTTTGCCGACAATCCTCATTCTTGTTCCAAAGTGTTTGTACTTTTTATTCTCTAATGACTTATGGACATATGACAAAAAGTTTCTTGGCTTTTCTTTTGTTGTAAAATTGGGACCAGTTAAAGAAAGAGCAGAAGACTGAATAGAGCCTGGCTGTTGCTGTGTTGCTGTTCCTATCTCTCCAGTAAGGGTTGTAGAGAGAAAGTTTTTAATAAGTCCAGTTCTTGAAGATGTTTTTGCAAGAGCATCAGAAGATGATCCAGTGTCTGTTACTTTTCCAGCAGTAGCAACTGTTGTTGTTGGAAGTTCTTTATTATCAAATAAATATTCAGATGCCATGTAGCATCCTTTTATGTTGTCATCTGATTTCCAATAATCAGATATTCCAGCAGAGTGTGCAACAACTTCTGTTCCAAATTGACCACGACCATGCTTTACTACTGGACCATTTTGTAATTTAACAATTCCTTCTTGCTCAAAGTATTTAGGCTCAGAATAAATTCTTACCAAACCAGTTGGGTATATTTTTCCATTAAATGGAAGTTTGGCAAAATAATCTTGATAATCTTCAATAGATGTAATCCAAACATTTCCAAATCCAGTTACATTATATTGAACAGCATCGTACTTTATAATTTCTCCTTGTGAATAAAAATATCCATTATACCTGCCGATCCAGTATGACGCTTCTCCTAGGCTAAAGGTGTTGTTGATAACAATATTATTTTTTACAATTGGAACATCTGCAGATAAATCTGCATTTAGAGGAATTGCACTGAGCAAATAGGAAGACTGTGTTCCAATTTCATTATTTAAAGACTTTGTATTTTCACTACCCGAAACTTCCCATAGAAGAACTGGCTTGTAGATATAAAACCTTTCATCATCTAAAAGACTTGCCTGTCTTAATGACCCTATAGATCTTTGAATATGCCTTGTTGTATAGTTAATTACTCCATCATTATAAACATTGTTAGCCTGTGCTGACACAGAAATAATATTAGCAAGTTTAGAATTTGTAAGTGTTTTATTCTTTATCTCTTTATCTTCAAACAAATCATTTGTTCCTTTTAGAGCGAAAGTGGTTGGCCTTTGTGCAATGGTTGGCATAATGTAGTTTTTGCTCATCATAACAAAGTTATTATATTCATCAAAAAACATTGCTGTTTGTGTTGATACCGCCAAATCTTCTAAAACTTCTGCAACGCTTTTGTCTGGGCCAACAAAAAAGTATGGAATGATTATTTCTTTTTCATTCTCTACTCTTTTAAATGTGTAATTGGAAAATCCTATGTAGTCTAACAAAAGAGAAACTGCAGAACTAACAGAGACTTCTGTCATTAATATTTGTGGAGCAGTTATTGATTCTAAGTACCAGTAAAGATCTCTTAGGGTAATTGATACTCTTTTGTTTTCTATATCTGCCTTTGGAAATGAATCAGAATACAAAGTCTTCATTGGAACCCAATAATCCCATCCATCTACATCCACTATAACTTCATAAAATTTAAACTGTATATGCCTGTTTATATATTTTGAAATTATGCTTGAAGAGTTGTTTTCATTAAAGGCTTGATCATAATCAAATATGTTTACTGTTCCGTTTGATGCAACCAGTTGGCCCACTGGAAGACCACTAAGACCTAAGTCTGAGGCGCTTTTGTTTATTGAGTAGTCTAAAGTTTTGTCCGATATGTTCATGACAAGTCTTGGAGAAATTTCAATTAGGTCAAACGTTGAATCTTTTACGTTCATTGTTTCAACAACAATTCTTATTCCAGAAATAAACTCAAACTCTCTATATTGTTTTTTTCCATCAAGAGATCTAACAAATACATCAGGAGATGTTGCGTCTGTAACAAAATTAGTTAGTCTATCGACAGTTTCATCTTGAACATACCAGCCATATTTTGGTTTTATAATTGTATAGTCTGTACCATTCCATATATGAAATTCTCCCATATCGTTTTCATTTTCTTTAATTAAATAAGCATATCCAGTTACAGATTTATTTGGAAGCAATGATATGCTTGAATATATTTCTGCAAAAACAAAGTTAGATCTCCATTCATCTGGAACAATTAGCCCATAAGCAATTTCAACATATCCATCGCTTTGAATTATTGCAGATCCATCTTTTCTTCTTTTTGATGGGTCAAAAGACATTACATCTTGCCAATTGTTATCTTTTAAAAATTGTATTTTCCATTTGCTAGGAACCTTTTGATTTAGTTCTCCGAAGAATGGATCTAAAAATGATCCTGTTGAAGATGAAAATGGTCCAAGATTTTCTGTTCCAGTATGTGTTTGCATTTTAACTACAATCCTGTTTGTTGGAATTTGTTCTTTATAAACAACAAAAGGGCATGCATCTTCAATGTCATATTGAGATCCACGAACTTTGGAGGCAACTCCATATTCTTGGCCTGACTCCGTTCTGTATGAAGTCCAATACTTAAATAAATCATTTTTGTCTGGCATATAATATCTTGGTCTATCAGCCATAAACAAGTTTGGATGATGAAGTTTTCCATTCTCAAAAAATACTGCTTTGTTGATTCCAGATCTTGGTCTAAATTGATTAAAGCATTCTTCCAAAGAATATAAAGTTTTTAGTTTTTCCTTCTTTGTTAAAAAGGTAGTTGGGATGTCATTGTTATCAAATGTACCATCAACTAATACATCTGCATCTGTTGCGTCAGTGTAAAAATTTCCAGCATCATTAATATCAAAACTTGTAGGTAAAGAAGAGTAGACGGTAGATGCTTGTGTTGGTCTGTACCTATAGTTTCCAATATGTTTTATATTGGTTGGAATGTTCATATTCCATTCTGCTATGACTACCGACTTATTTCTGACAGTTGGAGAAGTCTCTAGGAATGTTTGTAGGTCTTTGTCTTCAAACATTATACCTCTTCCAAACTTATTGATACATTCCAGTAGTCAAAGTTTGCTCCTCGTTTTTCAACAGAGTATGAAAAATCACTAATAAACATTTCTATTAACTGATTATATTGTCCTAGGTGATCATATGGGTCTGGAGTTCCTTTAAATATTCCTTTTCTGTCGTATGCAAGAAATACCCAGAACGAACCTTTGTGAGAGTCATACCATTCAAGCATGTCTGCTCCACCTGCTCCGCCATCTGTTGTGTATGACTTAACTGATGACAGTCCAGTGGCAACATCAAAATGCGGGACGTTTGCATGAGATCTTGATGGAATCATTTCCCAACTTGTTCTTAACTGAAGTTTATCTGCAATATGATATGAACGCATACGACCATTGATCATTCTTTCCCGCTTTTCAATACGCTCTTGTGAAAACTCAATTGGCTGCCTATTGTCATCTGTAATCAACAAAAATTGATCTAGCAATGTATCATCTTCAACAACTTCTGGATCTACCCCGACTTCATATCCATATGGTATGTATAGGCCGTCTTGAAGGGTTCCAGAGTTTTCTGACCAAAGCATACCGCTGGGTCTGTTATATTTTTTACGACCCTGCATGTATACAACTCTAGGGTCTAACTCATCTTCTGCCATTTAGCGACACCCCTCTAATTCTTCTATCATCAACCTGTTTAATTGTTGCCATAACTGCTTGTGCAATATCATTAGGATTTGCATCAGTCTTAGCATTAACAGTTAATGTATATGTATTATTATACACTGATCCGCCAACCGATTGTCCATTATTTATTGCTTTCATGGTATCAATACCATGGGCATCTACGGCATACTTGCTCATAATAAACTCTCCTGGGCTAAGCATTGCTGGAACTGTGTCTGTACCCTTAGCAAATCCACCCATAGCAAATCGCATTGGGTTAATAAGTCCACCCTTTGAGAGGATTTGCATAGTTCCTCCGCCACCGCCACCACCAACTGTTGCATCAGCACCAGGAAGTTTAACTGTAGTTCCAGACCAAATCATATTTCCACCCTGATACTTAGGATCAGTTTTAAATTTAGGGTTTAGTTTATATAATTCTGCTAAAGTCATGTCGTTGTCTTTTGCAATATCCCACAAGGTATCTCCTGGCTTTACAACATATTTTGTTGTAGATGGTGTTGTAACTGGCGTAGTTGCTCCAACTATTGGATCATCAACCTTGTTGCCCTGTTTGATGCAATCATTTCCTACTAAGTTATACCCTTCAGGACATACTGTTTTTGTTGGACCTTCTTTAACACAGTCATTTCCTACTAAGTTATATCCTTCAGGACATATTGTTTTTTTCTCTGCTTCTTTTACGCAATTATTTCCAACTAGTGTATGGCCATCAGGACAAATTACTTCTGTTGTTCCTTCCTTAACACACTTATCTCCGACCTGCTTAAAGCCAGCAGGGCATACAATGACTGTTGCCCCTTTCATTACACAATTTGTTCCATCAAATTCATAGCCTTCTGGGCATGTTACCTTTTGTTGTGGAGTTATGGGATCAGTGTTTACCTTTTGTTCTTGGTAGGCCTTAATAAGGCTTCCCTGAACGTTTAGTGCATCTTGCATTGACTTAATAAATTGAGCACTTGATATTCTTGCAAGGTCAACGGCATTTTTAATTGCTTCCCATTGCTCTCTAGTTTTTCCTAGCGTAGTTAATCCTTCTATTGCATTTTCTAGTGCAAGTTCGTTTAGCCTTAGAGTTTCTCTGTTTGGCTCAAGACTCTTTTGTTCAATCTCATAAATTTGATCTTGTAATTCTTTAATCTTTGTTTCAATTTCAATTCTACTTCTTCCATCTTCTGCTCTTAATTGTGAAAGTTCGTATTCTCTAGACTGCTCCAAAGCCTCTTTTTGTTTTGTAATATTGTCTGCAGCCTGCTGGGCTCTCATTTCTTGAGCAGCACGAGCAGCAGCAGCAATGTCTCCAGATGTTAGAGCCTCTGCAAGGGTGAGTTGGCCTTTTTGTTGCTGAGAAACTGAGGCATTGGCTTTTTCAATTTGATCAAGAGCCTCAAGCCTTTTATCGTATTGTTCATTAACCTTTTCTTCTTGGTCTTCAATTTCTTTTAATCCAATTTCTTGTATTCTTATTTCTTCTTGTGCTAAGGCAATTTTTTCTTCTGCTTCTTTAATTGCATCATTTAACGCCTTGTTGTCAATATTAAATCTAAGTCTAAGGGCTGTTTCTTTTACATCAAAAGATTCCATTGCGTTACTAAATCCAGTGTCAAATATTTCTTGCATTCCCTCTATTGTTAATAGTTTAATTTTTAATTTATTGTTTGCATCTTTCATTAAAAGGGTTAATAGATCATCAAATGCTTTTCTAGAGCCTGGCAAATCAAAGCCTACTCTTATTGCATCCATTAACTCTGAACTATTAACAATTGCCTCTATTTGTTCTGCACTAAACTGACCCATAATTTTTACTAATTCGCTATATGCTTTTGCCTCATTTTTTAATTCTTGTGCTTTTGAAATATTTGCTGTTTTAGCAGCAAGTTTTTCTTGTTCTTTTGTTGCTGCCTTTGCTGCTGAAGTAATCTTTTTAAGTTGCTTATCTGATAGTTTGCTATTGGCAATAGCAGCAGCAGTTGAAGAATCTGCAACCATTTCTAAAGCAAGAGATCCTTCTACTCCAGCAGCCTGAAGCCTTTGAAGAGCGCTATTTTGATTTCCAATATTTTTGACCATTCTGTCTTGTGTGCTAACAAAATCTCCAAGGGCAATAGACTGAAGGGCATCTCCAATACTCTTGGCTCCGTCTTTTAATGCTACAATTTCACCGTTTTTAAACTTAAATAATTTATTTTTTTGTTTTTCAAATTCATCTGGATCCATTCCAACAATAAGTTCGATTAGGTCTTCTCCTGCTCCTAGTCGTCTCATATCATTTTCAATACCGCTGAAAACTTCAATAGTTTTTTTACCACCGAATATCTTGTTTAATGATTTAAACGAAGCATCAAAACCCTTAGTAACCTTTATGGTATTTTTGCGAACATCTCTTAGTTTCTTTAATAGTTCGTCTAGTTCTGAGGCATCTGGACCCTTTTTGTCTTTAGGATCTCCTACAATTGGAGGAATAACTGTTGCTGGCGGTGGAGTAAAACCTTTTGCAAGGTAACTAGCAGTAGCACTTTGAGTTGAAAGACCCTTACCAGCAAAAGCAGTATTTGCAGCAGCAATAACATTTGGATCTCCCTTTCCTACTAAATAATTTACAACTAAATTTTTATTAATTGTTTGCTCTCCTTCAGAAAGTTCTTTCCAATTATCTTTAATTGGGCCGAAAATTGCTGGATTTGTTCCTGCTAGAGTAGTAATAAGTTGAAAGTCTAACGTTTCAGGAAGTGGAGCAATTGCACTTAGTGCATCTGTTGCAACCTTGAGTTGGGCTACACCATTTGTTGTTAGGTTTAAAGTTACGTCGTACTGTGGCAAAAATCTTTGCAAAGCCTTAACTGCTTCTAAATCTTTATCAAAATCTACCTTGTTTGTGTTTATGTATTCTAGCATTACGCCTATTGTTGTTGGTTTTGCGTTGGTGCTTGATAACAATGAGAATAAGGAATTTGTATTAGCAAAACCCTGTTCATTTATTAATAAATTAATTTGTGCAGGTATCGATTTGTTTTCTGAGGCTGCTTGTAATATTTTTGTAATTACCGTTGGCTTTAAATCTCCAGAAATAATTCCAAGTTGTAAGTTTGTTTTAAATGTACTTTTCCCTAATAGTGCAAGTTCTTCCTTTGCTTGCTTGACTTGTGTTTTAACTGCATCAGATTGTTTTGCATACAACACATCTAGAGATGCACTAACTGCGTTTGAAAAATCTTTTTCTGACATACCAGATGCCAAATTTCTTATTTTTATAAGTGTATTTTGATTTGCTATATTTAAATCATTTATTTTGTTTTTTCTTTCTTCTTCAAAGGCCAATGCTTCTTTGTCTGTTTTTGCATTTTTTATTTTTAATTCATATTGTTTATTTAATGAGTCTACAGACATTTGATTTCGACTCAACTCTTCAGCGCCAAGTTGTACTGCTGCTGAGTTAAGTTCTTGATTCCTTGCTATAGTTTCTCTAATAGCAAATCCACCTGGGTCCATTGGTAGCCAGTCCATAACTTTTTTCCAAACTGGCATCGAATTCTCTACTGCTCTCATGCTGGCACCAGCCAGTGCAGCCTCAAAGGCATCTTCTACATTTACTAATGAATCCGACTTTATGTTTAACAAAATAGACAATGGGTCTTCTAATATATTTTCACCATCAGGTCCTAAAAGTGTAACAAGATTTCCAGCAATTTGTGCTGGAATAGTGTAGTCTTGTAGTTTTTCTCCAAGGGCGGAAGCAATGTCTTTTGCTTGATCGCTTGTTATAACTCCCTGCATAACTGCTTGAGCAAGACCTGTAGATACATTTTTTGCAATTGTTTTTTCATCAATACCAGCAGCAACTTGTTTGTCAATATCAGACATAAGGGTTTTACCATAGTCGCTTTGAAGAATTGTTTGTCCAGATCTTCTTTGTGCTTCCGATGTTCCAGAAACAAGAGTTTCTCTTTTCCTTTGTGCTTCTTCTGTTGCACTAACCGTTCCAGTAACAAGAGATAGCGCTTTAACTTTGTCAGAGCCCATACTTACTGCTTTAGCAAATTCAATTCCTTCGGTTCGTGCATTTTCTATACTCTTTTTAAACATATAGATTGTGCCAACAATTGCTCCTATAGCAACAGTTGCTAATCCCATTGCGCTTGAAAGCAATGGCAAAATCATAGAAAGACCCATCAATGGCATCATCAACTTTTGCATTGTCTCTCCAATTGTTCCTGGAATCATTGATCCCATCATTGCTATACCAGCAATACCCATTGCTGCGCCACCGAAACCCATACCAGGCCTTGGACCTTTTGGTCCTGACCCATCTGCTGCTGCTTTTGCTGCTGCTTTATCTGCCCTTGCTGCAGCCCTTGCATCTCTTTTTGCATTAAATTTTTCAAGAACCTTTCCTGCTACAGTGCTTTTTTGAACATTTTGTGTTGCCTTTTGCATTGCTTTTGAAAAAGCCGATACTGGTGCTGACATATCTTTAGTCAATTTAAGTAGTGGTTTACCTGCTGCAGCACGTGTGTCATTTTGTCTTCTTTGAGATCTCTGAGAAGCCGTTGGCGCAACTGTTCCATATCTCTTTTTTGCATCAGCCTCAGCCATTGCCTTTGCTTTGGCTTCTTTTTCTGCTTTTATTTCTGCTGCACGTTCTGTTAGTCTTGGGTTAATTACGGTTTCAGCATCTGCCCGTCCTCGGATACTTGTTACATTTCGAATATTGCCTGATTGGGCTTTTGATGTTGTTCTAGTGTCACTAGGTTTTGCAGTTTTTACGTTGCTGCGTCTTCTTTGTGTTTTTGGCTTTGTTGCTTTTCCATCTTCATCAACAGAAATTTCGTTAGGCTTTATAGCAATTGAGCGATGCTTATGAAATAGAGGTCTCCAGTCTCTTACATTTGCACCTTCATTTATTCTACGAAGAATATCTAAGTACGCTGGTCTTAGTGGATCATTTAATGGAATTTTTTGTACAAATTTTTCTGCATTTGCCTGAATCCTTTTAATTTCTTTTTTCATGTCAGCATCATACTGATCTGCAGTATAGTTTGTTTGATTTATCTTTTTTTGAGTTTCATTAGCAAACCAGTTTGGTGAATTTTTTGCTTGTGATCCTGGAACACCCTGCAAGTTTCGTTCTGCCATTTCGTACATTGATGGCATTTTATCTGATAAGACTCTTAGTCCATCTTTAGTAACAGATGTAGCCTTATCGAATACTCCAGCAGTTCCAACATCTGTTAATCTATTTCCTCCAAGATTTCCCATTTTAAGATCTTTATCACCACGAATGGCCGAAGCAACAAGTTGTCTAAAGTATTGGTCTCTGCTAAAGGTCTTTGGCATTTTCTTTTCATCAAACCTGGCATCATACTTAGACTCTAAAACAATTATTTTTCTTTTGCCTTCTGGATCTGAAGGATCAATCATTGTGCTAATTTTTTGTTCTGGTGTATCAAGACCGTGTACTTGCCTTGCAAAATCAGTTGCTTTCTTTTCTGCTAGAGCGTCTAGTTCGCTCATCATTGGCTTTACAAATACTTTTCCATTTGGACCGTCGTATAGTCCGCCTACTCCAGGAACATCAAAACTAAACCCAGTTGTTGGGGCAATCAGTTTTCCAAAATTAGTTGGCGGTAGTTTGCCAGACTCTGTTTTTGCTGCAAGATCTGCCGTTTTCTTTAGCAGTTGCTGGTCTGTTTGATTAAATCTTTGTCTTGGATCGGATTCTGCAACTCTTTCAACAAGAACTCCCTTATCTTTTGGATAAAGATCTGCAAACGACTTTAGTCCTCCCTGAGAGTAAGCACCTATTCTTTCTTTACCTCTATACTCTAAGCCAGCATCGACCAAGTGTGCTTGATATATTCTGTCTGCTGGAACTCCAAGTCTTTTTTGATTCTCTATTTGATATCTAGCAGCACCCCTAAATGTGTTTGCTGCTTTGTCAGTTTTTGGATGTGCTCCATCGTCAACAATTTTTCTAAGTTCTTCTCTGTCTATGTTGTATTTTTCTAGTACGTCATCTGGTAAACCTAATAGTTCTTTTCCTAGATTGCCCTGAACGCTATTTACAAACTGATTTATATATCCTGGATCTGGTGCAACATTTACTACTCTCCACCTTTTGTTACCATCTTCATCAACGTCTTTTGTAAGGTGTGCATTTGCAGTTGTAAAGGCGTTCTTTTTTTGCTCTTTGGTAAGCGGTGGCAGACCACGATCTTTTAGTGCTTTTTCTATTGCTTCTTGCTCACTTAGAAGTGTTTTTGCATTTTTTTCGTTATACGCTTCTTTTAGTCTTTTAATAAGTGCAGACCTATTAGACATGTTATCTCTTGTAAGAGATCTTCTGATTTTGGTCTCTGAAAATTTTCCTTCTAGTTGTCTTGTATCAAGAACTTGAGTCAATCTTTCTTTTGTAAATATTTTTCCTGTTTTTGTGTCTGTAAGAGTTCCATCTGGATTTTGTACAAGTTGATTTAAGAAATCTCTTATATTCTTTGCACCTACTGCAGACTGTGCATTGTAATCTTTTCCGTTATAAGTTACTTTTGTTGTTCCCTTATTAAATCCCGGAATTTTTTCGCCTGCTACCATTCTGGCAATTAGTGGCTTGTTTGCTGGATCTTGTGCTGCTCCTGCTGGAATAACTGCTTCTCCAGGAGTAAGCATAGCGGGAACAGTGTCTTGGTTTCCTGTCCCTGGAACTGATGTGACTCCTGTAGAATACTGACTGCTTTGTGGAGGGCCTTTCATCTTGCCACCCCTGCCGACTGGTCCAGTAAATCCAACTTGTGCTGCGATTGCATTTCTATATGCTAGGGCTAATGCATTTACTGCTGCTGTTTCGGAAGTAAACCTTTGTGTTAATCTTTGATGAACTTGGTCAAGAGATGCTGCAACTGCAGAGGCTTCAAGTTGTTGCTGTGTCAAGTAGTCTGTTTGTTGTCCTAAAACCTGTGTCGATGATCCTGTTCTATTGAATGCCATTTTCATATTTGCAAACAATTTAATTATATTTGCAACACCATTAGCAAGCAAACCAAATGTCATAAGCGCTACTGGTCCGATGGCGCCTAGAGCAATTGTAATCATTGTTATAAACTTTTTGCTTCCGTCACCTAGACCATTAAACTTTTCTAAAACCTTACCGACAAATTCAACTATAGGAGTCAGTGCTTTTAAGAACTGTTCTCCAACTGGGGCAAGACTAACCTTTAAGTCTTCAATTGTTTTCTTAAACTTGTAGGTAGTTGAATCTTCTACTCTTGATAATTCTCGTTCAGACAAAATAGCCAACTCTTCAGTTGAAGCCTTAGTAAGTTCCAAAACTCTTGCTGCCTGGGTTCCTTCTTTTGCTACGTTTTGAAACAATGTAGATAGTCTTGAAAACTGAAACTTGCCAAATAATTGCTCAATTGCTCTTGCACGATTAAGAGGATCTAGTGTGTCTAATGCTGCTGCAAAGTCTACCACTGTTGATTTAACGTCTCCTGCATTTGCTTCTACAATACCCTTGATGTTTATGCCAAGCCCTGCAAGCATCTTTGATGCTTTTTCAGATGGATTAATTAAAGATGCAAGACCCGACTTGAGTGCATTAGCACCTTCTGATGCATTGATTCCTCCCTCTTTCATAGCGGTCAGGAAGAATGCAAGATCTTCTACATCTCCACCAAGTTGCTTAACAACTGGTCCTGCTTTTGGAATTGCTATTGTTAAGTCTTCAATAGATACTACAGTCTGGTTTTCAACTGCGTTAAGGAAATCAATTTTCTTTGCTAAATCTTCTGCTGCAACACCAAATGCATTTGTTACGGAAATAGTTGTTTCAAGGGCTTGCTCTTGCTCAACACCACCAAGAACAGCAAGGCGAGTTGCTTCCATTACTTGAGCCTTTAATTCTGAACCCATCTTACCCATTGCTGCTGCGTTTGCAGCCATCTCCATGGTCTTTTCTACTGAAACGCCATACTTGGTAAACTCTTTTGCAAGTAACTGAATATCATCAACCATCTTATCTGTTTCTTCTTGTGTTGTAAAGAGTTCTCCATAAACACGCTTAAATCTAATTGCCTGCTCTTCAAGTTTCATGAAGGTCTTAGCAGCAGTTGAGCCAAGGAGCATCAATGGAACCGTAAAACCAACCATTAACTGACGGCCAGCCCACTGTGTATTCTTACCAAAATTTAGAAGATTTGTAGATCCTTGCTTTAATAATTGATTTAGTAGTTGCTGTCTTTGTGCTGCCATCGCTGTTTGTGTACCCAGATTTTTCATGTCTAGGGTAAGCGGTCTTACTGCAATAGCCTGTAAAGCGCCATTGGCTCCTCTGCCCATCTTAATATACTGGGTCTGGATATCTTTTACACGCTCTCGTGCAACTTTGTTTATTGTCTCAAATTCAGATTTAAATAATCTACCGAAAGTTTTTGTGGCTGCGCCAGTATATCTAAAATACTCTCTAGATGTTAACTTGTTTCTTTCTAAAGCATTGGTAAAATGCTCGGTACTTGTTGCTACCGTTCTCATAGATGCCTGGAATTGTCCAGTTGCATTTATGCTGTTCATCAAGTTTTGTGCTTGATTTGCTGCTACCGCTGACGCTGCTGCGCCAGACTTCGACATCTGTGTGTGGAAGGCTGATATTTGACGCTGTAGAAGTTTTAAACTTGCTAGAGCATCCGACGTATCAATATTTACATGAATATTGGATTGAACATCAGCCATCCATTAACACCTCTTTTTATTTAATTGTTTACAAGATTGCCAAGTAGAGTAGCGTCTGAAAGTCTAATTCCAGATGCCTCTTCAACGATCTTGTATACTGTAGGAAGGTCCATATTTTCTTCTAGGGCTTCCTTGTCTTCTGCCAATTCTGGCTTGTATTGTTGCATTGCAATTTGTACGCACTCCATAAGCAGATTCATTGACTTCTCATTGTCTTCTGCTACTTTTGCGATATCTTCAAACTTCTTCATAAACGGACGAAGTAGTGAGATTTTAAGTGGTCTTACCTTGATCTTGGTTCCATCGATCAGAGTTACTGTTTTTTCTTCTGTGGCAGTTGCCATCTATTCCTCCTTATAAGGTTTAGTTAATTATACCATAGCGGAGTCATATTTTTTGCTATTCGTAAACCTCGTAATCAAGGCCCATTCCAATTCCAAATCCAGCCTTTTCTGCATTCTTTCCTTGTAGTGCAAGTATATCGTTTCCATCTACAGCCTTGCCACCACTGAACACTCTGGCCTTCATGTCTTCCCATGCATTCGAATTCCCTGAATTTTTGTCAAGATCTACTCCTTGCATGGCAGCAGCAAATTTTTTATCACTGTAGTCTAACTCTCTTTTGATTTTAATCGTTGCTGTAAGTTCTGGCATTGAAAGAGATTCTTCTAATTCTTCGTAGTCTTTCCATATTCCTATAAGAAATGCTTCTGACTCAAGTTTTGCAAGATCTAAAGTCTCCCATGAAGATCCGCTATCTACTGCTTGAGATTTTACTGGCTCTTCAGATTTTTGATTTATTTTAATTCCTGCTGCAATATCAATTACTTTATATATGGTGGGAAGATCTAAATTATCTTCAACATCTTCTAAGGTTTTGATGTGTGGAGCATACTGTTTCATTGCTATTAAACAGCAAGAAACTAAAACAGATATAGACTCATCATCTGATTTTGCTTCTTTTATTGTTTCAAAAATTTCTAAAAACTCTCTAAGATATTTTATTTTAAGAGGTCCAGACTCAATGACTGTACCGTCTATAAGACTAAACTTTATTTTTTCATAAATGCTTGTTGCCATTATATAAGTATACCAAATGGAAATGGAAAAGCCCAGACTTTCAAGGGTCTGGGCTAGTCCTATTAAGTTGTATTATGCTGTTAGAGAACGATCTACGATTCTACCGTATGATGCGTCATCGTTTGGAAGAAGACGGAATGATACTTCAAACATTGAAGCCTCATCACGCTTTGCTGATACTGTAACATTCTCAATTGAGAGTGCACGGTATGCAACATAGATTCTTTCCTTTGGTGTTGCAGCGGAACCAGATCCTGGACCTACTGCGACAAGGCCACGCTCCAACGGAACGTCACCAATATCTCCTGCAGACATCTTGAGTTGTGAAACGTTTGATGCTGATGTGAGATCTGTGTCATCTGCTGCAATTGCTACTAGAAGGTTTTCTAGTGTTGCCTCTGCGAAAGATGTATTTAGATTAACTGTCATACCTTGCTTGAATAAACGAGCAACGTCGAGAAGTTGGTCTACCGCTACTTCACCAAAATCAGGCTGGAATGCGAGTTCCAAACCATTTGATGTGTAGCCTACGTTTGTGTATGCACTGTCTTCAGACAATGTATCTTTGTAGGAATCTGCGGATGCAGTGAATGCTGGTAGATCTGTTCCTGCTTGAGTATCAGTAATCTTTCCTGCGCTGTCAAGTCCGATTGGACCTGCATCATGCGTAAATAGTGCTGCTGCACCTACGATGATGTTACTACTTGAACCACGGCTGTATGCCATATTTTTCACCTCTTTCATTTTATTAAAAAAGGGCTTGTTTCCTCATCCTAATTATACTGCCTTTTTATTATGGGTTTACTGGGTGCCAGTCGTAGTCTATGATGATTTTATTCCCCGCATAAGTACGGGCTGTGCCAAAGTCTATAATATCCCTGGTTTCTTCAAGTTGATAGATCTTGAAGTTGTGGAAAAAGCACTCTTTAGACTCTGCGTTCCACTCACTCTGGTTTGCTGCTGCCCACTCGTTTACCTCTTTTGCAGAATCATCTGCATAGTCTAAAAGATCATTCACCTTTTGCTGCGTAATTATCATTTTCTTTTGTGCATCATCACCAGTTGCATAAAAATAGTATAGAAGTTGTTCACACTTTATATATGGGAATGGAACTCTTCTCATTTTAAACATTCTGTCATATACAGCAAAAACACCATTGCTGTCTGGAAATGTTTCAGTCAAAGAATCTATTTGTGTTGGAAGTGTTGGGAAAAAATATGCTGCTCCACTAAAATCTTCCATATTAAGTTTTGCTGCAAGGTACTTATTAATAATTGTTGGTGGATGATGTATTACTGCAGTCATTATGCACCTACCCCTGCATTAGCAATCCAACGATAGCCTGTTGAAATTCCTTTTGATCTGCCCATTCTTTTTCCTGCTGGCATATCTTTTTTGTAAACTATTGGGTTCTCAAGATACTTAGCAACTCCGCTTACTCTTAAGAATGCCTGAGAAAAGTATCTGTTGAAGAACATGTCAAACACTTTTTCAAAACCACCCTCTACTGCAGTTCCTCCAGGGTTGTCAACCCTAACTTCATTTTTTGTAAACACCATTTCTCCATTGTCTTCAAACGCTAAAACCTGAGCAAGCCTTGGTCTAATTGTTACTGGAATTCCTTCTTCCATAATCCTTGCCTTGTCGTAAAATGGAGTTCTTGATCCATTTTTAATTGATGTAGACTGGCTAAAAGATGATTTAAAAGATAGCCCTAATTGGCTTGTGGTATACGATATGTCATATAGTCTTGCACTTGGGCTTCCTGTTTGATGCCACTCATAAATATGATGTAACATTTCTGGATTTACCCTGGCATTTGAGTCTATAAATTCTTTCATAAGTTCTACTGTTTCTAGTCCTAATGTTTTTAAGAATACAGTTTTACCTCTATGAATGCCCTCTAAAAATCCAACAGAGTAGTCAACAATATTGCTCATATCTTTTTTAAATTGCATAGAATTAAATACTGCTCTCATACATCACCTGTTTGATTTTCTGATCTTCTGATAATTAACTTGTATGAATCTACAACACCAAACGGTCCCACAAATGGTTCGTAGGTGGCTATTTCAAACAGTGTTCCCTTGCCAGATCTTGGGCCAGAGGTTTCCATATATATTAGATTTCCTTCTTGATCTTTTATGTCTGTTACTAATATGTTAGTTAAAGAGTTTTTATTGTCTCTAGAAGATATTCTAATGTCTGATTTTGTTCTTCCGACTAAAATAGAGTTCTGTGTAATATTTACGTTTGGCTTTACCTCTTCTTTAAAGGCTGATCCTCCTGAAGAAAAACTACAAGCAAAAGTTCTATCTAAAACCCATTGTTTTTTAATTGCTCCAAAGTCGCCCTGCTCAACAATTGGATGATAAAGAGAGGCTTGCATTGGAAACATAAAGTCTGGAGTTTCGCATATTGTCATTACAACACCCCAAGTTTTGTAATAGACTTAGTATACTTCGAGAGTATCTTGTCTACAAGTATATTTCCTGTTCCTTCGAATAAACCTTTGTCAAATTGAATTCTGTATTGATCTGTGTTGTATGAAGAAATAAATCTCTTGTAATAATCTAACTTGCCACACTCTATATCATGGACAAGCATCTCTGTTGCCTTAACAATATCTGATGGAACAGATGTATGTCCATATTCAACTATGATTCTGTAGTCCCAAGTTTTTCCAAACCCTCTATAAATAAACTGTGGATCTAGAGAATCAGAAGATGCTGATGGCAATACTAGTGGGGCTGACTCTGCACGATTAATGTTGTCTGTTGACTTTTCAACAATTGCTGTCTTGTCTGATGTTACTTCGTACTGTCTGTCTGTTACCAATTTGTTATTTTCATATACGGTTAAAACCTTTTTTACATCATCCCAGATAGGTAGGTAGTCTGATCCAGTTCCTGTAAAATTCAAAACCTTTTTCTTATAATAAAATCCTTCTCCAACTATTGAGTCAATAATTGACCTTGCTATTCCTTCGTTATCTGCATAGGCAGAAATCTCTGAGGCTGTATCTCCCTTTGTAGTTGGATTTACATATGGTCTAACTATTTCGTATGTAGTATCAGAGACAATATCTCCGTCAATAAGAACTTCTACTCTGTAATCAGAGTCATATCTTCCAGGAAGATTTATTGTTACTGTGTCTCCCGTTGAAAGTTCATCAAATTCTAATGTAGAAATTGAAAGGTCCGCCAAATCGGTAACAGTAACAGTCACATCTTCATCCACTATATTTGTAGGGATTGTGTATATAACTGGTATATTAGCGTATGGCGGAACCCTCAATATTTCCATTTTTACAAACCAAAAGCCTTCTTGACTTCTTCTGGTGCTGCAATTCTGACATGTTTGCGAGTTAACCACTTGTCTGCCTGTTGCTTTGTTACAATATTGTAACCCTTCGTTACAGACCCGACTTCTGACCAATAAACGCTTTTTGTTGAGTGAATAGCAACCTTGTCTCCAAGACCTTCCACTTTGACAGTTTTCTTAGGACCGTCTGCTGCCATTGATCCAATTGCTCCCGTTGCTGTAAATCCTAGTGCTTGTACTGGCTCTTCTACTGCTGGTGCTTCAACAACTGCCTCGGCAACTGGTGCTTCAACAACTGCTTCAGCAACTGGCTCTGGCTCCTGTACTGGCTCCTGTACTGGCTCTGGTGCAGGTGTTGGCTCTTGTGCTGGCTCTTCTACAAATTCATGTATTGATCGCATTTCGTTATCATTATTTTCCATTGTATCCTCCTTGTTTGTATTATATCACTAAAGTATTAAGGGGGACAGGAGAGTGAACTCCCGCCCCCCATTAAAGGTTACTGGTTACAGACTATGCGTCTG